GCCACTGGAATAGTACATAGAAAAGCCTCCCTGCTTTTTATTGCTTTCTTCGGCATCCTTGCGCCGTCCTTATGGCAACAGTATACCCCGCGCCGCCGCCGCAGACAACAAACAAACTTTAGCGGGTGTATAAATTTTATACAATCATTCTGTTTTGCTGGAAATACGTACAAATTGTGACAAAAGCCGTCCTAATAGCGAATCGTTCTGTGCTATAGAGTGCTTTATAAACCAGTTTCAGCAAAAAGAAAAGCACCCAGATTTCAACGAATCCAGGTGCTTTTTGTTGGTGGAGGCGATGGGAGTCGAACAACAAAAAATGATTGAGTGGCGTCAAAAACATATCTGCAACGCGCCTAAACACTTGCTAAAAATGTAGTGGGGTTGGTTTGTAACCCATGTATTTTGCTACGTTTACAAAAAAGAGTGTTACCAAAACTGTTACCAGAGTCAGGCCTGTGCCTTTTTGAATGCCGCGGTGGTAGCGGCAGCAAGATCTTCCCTCTGACCGTCAAGCTCGTGCCGATACACTCCGGCAGTGTCCATGTTCTTGCTATGACCCACGAGCATCTTCAGCTGGCTGTCAGTCAGGACGCTGGATTCAACACTGACAAAGGTGTGCCGCAGCTCGTAAAGTGAAACTTTCGGCTCAAGCCCGTTTGCTTCCTGATAGGATTCCCAGCGGCGATAGAGCGCGTGTTCTGACGGGATCTGAAACAGCGGGGTATTGTAGTTCAGAAGCATACCTTGAGCCTTCAGAAGCTGCACCTGTGCCTCGTATGCCTCGCGAGCTTCCTTGCCCATGTCAAAAGAGCGGATTGCGTTTTCGTTTTTTCCGGTCGTCTGTTCCCGGTGTACGTTGATGCTGCGCCGAAGGTTGACCGTGTTCCCTTTGATGTCTCCATACCATAAGCCAATCAGCTCTCCGGGACGAAGGCCGGTCGCAACTGCAAAGCGGTAGGCGTAGATATATTCATCAAATACCAGCTTTCCATAGTAGGTGCGGGTGTCTACGCTAAACAGCACCTTCAGAGCGGTGGGCTGAAGAATTGTGCGTTTCCCCATCCTGGCATTCTTCGGGATAGACAGGTCGGGGTAGAGTGTCGTGTACTTGTTCCTTCGGCACCACTTGACAAAGGCGGTTTCCGCAGCCCGGATCGTCATAAGCGTCTTTCGGCTCAACGGCTGGTTTGAGATGGGCTTGCGCTGGTTCTTTTTCTGTGAGCGCTTCCGGAACGAAACGTCAATGGCCTTTTGAAGATCGCCCTCTGTTAACTCGTCAATGCGGATATTCCCACAGGTCGGCAGGATATAGCAGTCCCCGTAACGCTGGCATTGTGTCACATAGGATGTCCCGCAAGTCAGCTTCAGTTCTTCTACCCACTGGGCATAGAGGGCAGCTACCTTCTTTTTTCCGTCTCTGATGCTATCGTCAAGCCAGGCATCGGCCTTTGCGTTGGCTTCCCGCTGGCCGGTGCGGCCAGGCGTGCTGCTGTAAAACCGTTTGCGGGTGCCGTTTTTCTGAACTGCGATGCACCAGCGCTTTTCCTTTTCGACCCAAAACGCTGTGTTCGTTCTCTTTTTCATCGTTCTGCTCCTTTCGGTTGAAATTGCAAAAGCATCAAATTTTTTGATATTTGTTGACAGCAACAACCGTTTGATGTAACATATGGTTGTGAGCAGTTGTTTTGTGAGCTTTGGCGAGGTCAACAAAACAAAAAATGGAACCATGGAGGTAACACGCAGATGCAGGATAAAACGGCTGTTCTCGGAAACACCCCGGGTGTTGAGGAGGACGAGCGATACATTGAAAAGGCGTACAGAACTCTCTCAGAGGATAACCGCAAAAAGCTGGAAGTATACGCTGCCGCGCTGCGAAGAACCCAGCTCGCACATGAAGGGACTGATTGAAACGGTTCCTTTATACATTGGCCCTTCGGCTTTGCCGATGGGCTTTTGCTTTAATAGCGAACAAAGAACGGGATCTGCATTCAGCAAACCCCGCTCTTACAAGTGAATGATATTCTACGCCACATGGCACCCCGTCATTCCCGGAGGATAAACATAGAACGAGGATTAACTTTTGTTTTCTTTTTCAAACTGAGCTTTGAGCAGTTCGTACATATTGACCATTGGAAGCTCGATTTTTCCATGATTAAGAACCATAGAGGACATAACCTCCATTTTTGAACGGGCAATGCCATACACCGCTGCAGAGCCGTTGAACCACAATTTTGTTTCAAAATCTTCGTCAGGTACGCTCTTATCAATCATAAACTTGCCGTGTATAACCATGTGATACTTGCAGGAAGCTTCTGAGCCATCCTGCAATGAATAAACGCCGTCAAGAATGAGCCTGACATAAGCAGCCTTCTTAGAAGGATCATCAATTGGAACTTGCTCACTGATAGAAACGGAGAGCTGATGCGTTAATTCACACTGCGACACAGCATCAATGATATTATTATCAAAAGAGCATTCCGTAAGAAAGCTTCCAAGATACTGAATGTCAGCTTCAAACTGCTTTGCATCCATTGTGTGCACCTCCGGTTGGCTTTTTAGGTGTTTCAGGGAACCGAATCAACCTTGACGAAGAAAAGTCAGGCGTTTTAAAAGCTGTGTTGTTTGCAGCATCAGACTTCACATTTTCAGGTTCGGTGGACATGATTCTTTCATCGGGCTTCAAAGGGCACTGTACCGACAGCCCCAAAGCATCGGCAATGTCAATCAAAGTGTCGATGGTATAATTGCATTCTCCGCTCTCCCAGCGGGAAACAAGGCTCTGCTTTACCCCCATCTTTTCAGCAAGGTCTTTTTGTGTCCAGCCTTTCTCCATGCGGGTATCGTGAATCATCTGCTGGATTTGAATATTTATTGCGGCTTTTGCCATCTCAGCAGCGGACATGTTTTGTGTAATGGCTTTGATTAAATCAGATAAAGTTGCTCTGCAAGACATAATCAGTCCCCCTTTTTAAGTTCATTAAAGCGCTGCTTTGCAATAGGAGTATATTTGGGATAAGCGGTGTTTTGATGCCCTGCGCGCTCATGAAAAGCGGTTAGAAGGTAAACCATTTCATTCTGATAGACAAATAGAACACGTATGTTTGAACCCGGAAGTAAAAAGCGCATGGAACACAAAGGAGATTGTCCGACAAGATATTCCATGTTTGATTTTTTCTTGCGAATACAAACATCTCCATAATCCCGGAGTTTTGCAAGATTATCAGAGAGCCTTGACATGAACTGTTGCTCAATTCCGCCTCTTCTCAAAAGGAGAACAAGTTCTGGTATAAAAAGCTGGTGAATAGAAAGCATGCTGCCATATCTTTCAAAAAGATCTTCTAGCAGCATTTGAAACAATACGTCGTTCAGATTGACCACATCCTGTCTGCGCCTATACTATTATATCACTTATAAGTGATATTTACAACACTTTTATACATTTTTACACTATTATTATAGTAGGATGTCTGTACTTTACAGCTTTTCTTTCCCTTGTTCTTGCCCAAGTAGGAGCAGTTCTGCATACTCTCTCAGTTTCCGTATACTTTCGGCATTCAAGCCCTCCATCAGGCGGTCAACGTCTGACTGGGGGGCTTTTTCTTTTTGCTCAAGGGCAGCCGGGGCTGGTACAGGGGAAGGATCATCGGTTTCACCGTTGAGGTATTCTGCGCTGGTGTTCAACTCTGCAGCCCACACCTCAAGGATTTCTGGCTTCACCTTTTTGGTGCGCTTTAGGTTGCTACCGGCTTTGGACGGCAGGCCAACAAGGTCATAGAGGTGTGACTGCATCTTTCCCTGTTGCTTGCACAGGTGCACAAAGCGTTCAAATTGAAAAGTGTCCGGTTCAATTGGAGCACTATTGTCAGGAGAATGGGTTTCAGAAGTCGCTGCAGTTCCAATACCGGTCTTTAGATATTCAGTGCTAACATCAAAATACGTTGAAATTTTGGAAAGAGATGCCTTTGAGGGAATGGAACCATGTGACCATTGTGTTGTAGTGGCGTTTGAAAAGCCCATTTCACGAGCAGCAGCGGCAGGAGATACACCTTTTTGGCGGCAGAGTTCTAAAAATCGGTCGTAAAACATAGCAGCCCTCCGAAGAAAATTAGAAAAATTAGAAAAAACTATTTACATCTAAATCTAATAGTAGTATAATGATACACAGAGAACAGTATATCATACATAAATAATACTACTATATCAGTAAAAAATCAACAAGCGAGGTACAAAACGATGAAAGACTTCAACCTGAAAATCTCCGAGATCAAGAAGGCAGAGCGGTTCGCAGCAAAGGAATCTGGCAAGACCTGCTTCCTTGCAGCTATGAGCTATTCCGGCGCTGATGTGTTCGGTTGGCAGGATGTGCTCTGCGAGATGGACAGCGCCGAGAGCGGCGAGTATGTCAGCACCGTTCATCTTTGCGTTTACATGAACGACCGCCGCCGGTCTTATGTGGCCCGCGTAATGCCCACTGTTTGATGATGAAAGGATGGCTGAACATGAACGCACTTTCTATCAACATCCCCGCCAACTTTGTTGCAGACTGCAATAACACCTTAGCGCGGTACTACGCCGCCCAGACCGATACCGAGCGCCGGGCGGTTCTTGACCGTCAGACTGTTGACGGCCTGTGGTGGGCAATCAAGTTCGTCAGCAAGCTCTGCACCCCCTGCATGAGCGACAGGGAGCTGAAGCACGCAATCCGTCTCACTCACTTCCGTGGCTCTGTATGCCCGGAGTTTAAGGCTTGAAAGGGAAATCTATTGACCCGCCTGATGATGGCTGCCCGGCAGCAGCCGAAACCATTCCGGTGACTTCACCGAGATGGTCGCGGGAACCACCGCACAACACAATATTTTTTTGGAGGTACGAAATATGTCTGCAAACGTTGAAACGATGTTCTATGTCCGCGAGAAGCCTTGGCACGGTCTGGGAACGATGGTGCAGGAAGCGCCCACCAGTGCTGATGCCCTGCGTCTGGCCGGTCTGGACTGGACGGTTGAGGCCCGCGATATGTGGCTGAACGGCGGTTATTAGCCGATTCCAGGCTACAAGGCGAATGTGCGCAGCTCTGACAACAAGGTGCTGGGCGTTGTCAGCGACAAGTACCGCATTGTGCAGAACGCTGATGCATTTGCCTTCACGGATGCCCTGATTGGTGGCGATGTCCACTACGAGACAGCGGGCAGCCTGCTTGACGGCAAGAAGATCTGGCTGCTGGCAAAGCTGCCCGATTCCGAAATCTGCGGAGATAAGACAGAGCCGTATGTCTGCTTCTCCAACACACATGACGGTTCCGGCGCTGTCCGCGTCTGCATGACCCCTGTTCGGGTGGTCTGCAATAATACCTTGAACCTCGCCCTGAACACGGCACAGCGGGCGTGGAGCGTGCGCCATGTGGGCGATATCAGCACCAAGCTGGTGGAAGCGCAGCAGTGCCTTGAGATGGCCGGAAAGTACATGGACGCTCTGGCTGAGCGTGCAGATCAGATGGCAAACACCACCGTATCTGACGAGCGCCTGCGGAAGATCCTTGATGAGCTGTTTCCTGAAGCGGATGACATGAGCAACATCCAGAAGCGTCATGTGCAGGAGATGAAGGACGGCTACATGGTCTGTGTGATGGCCCCCGACCTTGCAAAGTTCCGCAATACTGCATGGGGCGCGGTGAACGCCATGAGCGATTTTGTTACCCACAGCGCTCCTCACCGTAACACGAAGAACTATCAGGCCAACAACTGGAACAACGTCATGGGCGGTCATTGGCTGATCGATGCCATGACCAAGGCCGTTTCCCGGTAAATCAAAAGGCTGTGCTATCTGGCCTTACGGGCGCTTTTATGAACACACAAAAGTATTACGCATGGTATACCGTTTGGGACAGAAAAACGGGGCGGCTGCTATGCAGTGGTCGCCCGGCAGACTGTGCAAAAGCCCTCGGCTTTGCAAGCAAAAAATCATTCTGGGCCAGCATCAGGCACAGCCAAAAGCGCGGGCACCAGCGGAAATACGAAGTCCTGCGCGAGGAAATCAGAAAATCGGAGGTTGATTGAAAATGACCAGACGTGATGAAATTGACGCAGAGATCAGGAATCAGGCCGTGCGCCTGTATCCGCGCTGCACCGCCCTGTTTGAGCTGCCGACAATGGTTTACTGGCAGATCTTGCAGGATAACACCCTTCGGCACAAGCCGTATAGGGTCAGTGAAGAGCGCTGCAAGAAGATCATTCTTGCAATGCCTGAGTTTGACTAAGGAGAAAAACGATGAATGAAAAAGAGCACAAGAGAGTTGCCGATGTAGAAGAAGCCCGCACAAAGCTCCTTGAATGCTTTCCCGGCAGCCTCATCCGCGATTCTGACAATGTAGGGTATGTACCGAATGATACCCCGGATGATAGCCGGGTTTACATCCTGCTGAAATCTATCGACAGCCGCCTGTACCAGCAGAACGAGGACATGAAGAAGGCCATTGACCAGCTGGTGGGCCTGAACAGTGCCCTTGTTGAGCTTCAGAACGAGATCAAGGTGTGCAGTTCCTGCATGACGGCAATGCTGGATGCCCTGAACGACCTCAAGAGCTATAACAGCCCGCAGGCTGAACCGGAAGCCACCCCTACGAAGTATCTGGGCAAGGATTTTGCTAACTGGGGAGAGGTTATTCGCCGTGTTGAGGTCTACGGTGACAAGTTCATTGCGGACAACCTGCGCGGAACAAAGGCCAGTCTGGACGGCGTTACGCTGTATCTGGCCTGCACCCCCAGCACGAAGAAGTTCCTCAAAAGCAGCGCTGTTGCAATCCCCCGCATCAAACAGCAGTGCCGGAACGTTATCGGCTACGGCGTAGAGGTTAAGATCATCGACCTGTAAAAACCAAAGAAAACCAAATGGTTTTTACGAAAAGCGTTTGGTTTTCAAAAACGGGAAGGAGGTGGTTAGTTGTGGACGATATCGAAATGGCTCGCCCAAAAGGCTTGTTGATACCCTTTGACAAGTTCGTAATCTTGGACATCCTGCCACCTGAGCAATACAAAAACGTGCTCACAAAAATGCGGCAGTATGTGGAGCACGGCAAAGAGCCGGAAGGGCTTGAGCCTATCGAACAGGTGGCCTTTGAATCCCTGCGCTCATTTATGGACGAAAACATAAAGACGTATCAACGTTCTATTCTTGCGCACCGAGAAGCAGGTCGAAAGGGCGGCAGACCAAAGAAAACCGACGAAAACCAAAAGGTTTTTGACGATAACCAAACGGAACCAATTGGTTTTTTTGAGAAACCAAACGAAACCAAAAGGCCCCTAAAGTACAAAGTACAAAGTACAACAGATACTAAAGTATCTGATAGTAGTAGCGCTGAAGCGCTGCCCCCTACCCCCAAAAGCAGGTTTTCACCGCCGGATGTTGAAACGGTGAAAAGTTACTTTGCGGAGAAAGGTGGCACAGAAGCGCAGGCTATTCGGTTCCATGCCTATTACGAGTCCAACGGCTGGAAGGTGGGCCGGAATCCCATGAAGAACTGGAAGGCTGCAGCATCCGGGTGGATATCCCGTGATAGGGATGAAGCAAAAAAGGCGAATGCCCCGCGCAACCGGGCGTTCATTGCAAGCCGCCCGGCAGAGGAAGCCGAAAATGCAAAGAATTTTCTGGCAGACGCAGCCCGGCGAAGGCCATTAAAAAAGCAATAGCCGGTACACACGCGCTCAGACCGGCATACGCGGCCCTCTGAGCATGGTTTTAGGGTAAACCGGCAAAGTTATACCACAAAACGCAAAACGCCGTTCAGGGCCGTTTCTCGTGCTCTGAACGAATTGAGGTAAAAAGCACTATGAACCTGTATGAGATCAACTCGCAGATTTTGGACTGCATCGATCAGGAGACCGGCGAGGTTATGGACATCGACCGGCTGGAAGAGCTGAACATGGCAAAGGCCGAGAAGGTGGACAACATCGCCTGCTGGGTAAAGAACCTCGAAGCCGATGTTGCGGCCTTTGAAGCGCAGGAAAAGGCTTTTGCTGACCGCAAGGCAGCCGCAAAGCGCAAGATCGACAGTCTCAAGCACTATCTGACCGATGCTCTGGGTGGACAGAACTTCAGCAGTAACCGGTGCGCGGTGAGCTTTCGCCGCAGTAAGGCCGTCTGCGTGCTGGATGAAGCTGCCGTCCCTGCCGAGTACATGACCGAGATGACCACCCGCGCACCCAACAAGACGGCCATTGCGGCCCTGCTCAAGACCGGCACGGCAGTGCCCGGCTGTGAACTGGTGGAACGTGTAAACCCGTCTGTGAAGTGAGGGAGGGAGAACAATGGGAGATGAACACGCAAAATGACATACAAGGAGTTTTTGGAGCGCAAAATCGACATTGCGCCCCTGTCCGGTATCGAGATTGACCCCGCCGAGGTCAGCCCGGCGCTGAAAGATCACCAGCGCGTGAGCGTTCTGTGGGCGCTGCGCGGGGGCCGCCGTGGCATTTTCGCCCGCTTCGGTCTGGGAAAGACCATCATGCAGCTCGAATGGTGCAGGCTGCTACAGAAGCACGAGGGCGGACAGACGCTCGTTGTGATGCCGCTGAACGTCCTGCCGGAGTTCAAGGCCGACGCTGTGAACCTGCTGGGCATTGACGAGCCGCCCTATTGCCGCACGATGGCCGAAGTGGAGGCCAGCACAGCCCCCATCGTCCTGACCAACTACGAGCGCGTCAGAGACGGCGACATTGACCCGCATCATTTCACAGCGGTCAGTTTGGACGAGGCCGCCACACTGCGCAGCTTCGGCAGCAAGACCTATCAGAGCTTCATGCAGAAGTTCAAGGGAATCAAGTATAAGCTGACCAACACCGCGACACCCAGCCCGAACCGCTACAAAGAGCTGATTCACTATGCCGGGTTCCTCGAAATTATGGACACCGGCCAGAGCTTGACCCGCTTTTTCAAGAGGGACAGCACCAAAGCGAACAACCTGACCCTTTATCCTGGTCGCGAGCGGGAGTTCTGGATTTGGTGCGCCAGCTGGGGGCTTTTCCTTCAGAAGCCGTCCGATCTCGGATTCTCGGATGATGGTTACGCCCTGCCGCCGCTGGACATCCGGTATCACAAGCTGAACAGCCTTGACCGGCCCGCTGAATTTGAAGCCGACGGCCAGATGAAGCTCGGCCATGATGCCGCGATGGGCTTGCAGGATGCAGCCAAAGAGAAGCGGGACAGCATCGACATCCGCGCCGCTGAGGTGGCCCGCATCATCGCGGAGGCCCCGGTGGATGAACACTTCGTTGTTTGGCATGACTTGGAGGACGAGCGCAAGGCCCTGAAAAAAGCCGTCCCGGAGATGGTGGACATCTACGGCAGCATGGATCTCGAAACCCGCGAGCAGCGCGTCATGGACTTCGCACAGGGCAAGACCCGCATCTTCGGCACAAAGAAAAGCCTGTCCGGCTCTGGTTGCAACTTTCAGCGGTTCTGCCACCGGGCAATCTTCATGGGTATTGACTATGAGTTCAACGACTTCATTCAAGCCGTTCACCGCATTTACCGCTTCCTCCAGAAGTCACCGTGCGTGATTGACATCCTGTACATGGACACCGAAACGGAGGTGCTGCTGGCCCTCCAGCGGAAGTGGAAGCAGTACGATGAACTCAGCGAGCAGATGGAAGAAATTATCAAAGAATACGGCCTCGGCAGCCTTGCACTGGAGGTCTTAAAGAGAACGATAGGATGTAAGCGCGTGGAAGTAAAAGGCAGCAACTACATCGCAATCAATAACGATTGCGTGGAAGAGGTCAAGAGCTGGCCGACGGACAGCATTGACCTGTATGTGACCTCTATTCCGTTCGGTAACCACTATGAGTACAGCCCCAGCTACAATGACTTCGGGCACAACCCGAACGATGATGAGTTCTTTAAGCAGATGGACTTCCTCACCCCTGAGCTGCTGCGGACTCTGAAGCCGGGCCGCGTGGCTGCGATTCATGTCAAAGATCGCGTGGAGTTCGCCAATGTCACCGGGCTGGCCGCGCCCACAATTGAGCCGTTCCATGCTGACTGCATTGCCCATTTCCGCAAACATGGCTTTGCGTACTTTGGGATGATTACCGTAGTCACGGATGTTGTCCGGGAGAACAACCAGACCTACCGCCTCGGCTGGACTGAGCAGTGCAAAGATGGCACGAAGATGGGTGTTGGATGCCCTGAGTACATCTTGCTGTTCCGCAAGCTGCCTACTGACCGCAGCCGCGGCTATGCTGATATCCCCGTGAAGAAGTCCAAAGAGGAATACACCCGCGCCCAGTGGCAGATTGACGCTCATGCGTTTTGGCGTTCCAGCGGCGACAGGCCTTTTGCTAGGGAGGATCTGGAGAAGATTCCAACCTCCAAACTCCAGAGCGTCTACCGGAAGTTCAGCCGCGACAGTGTCTACGACTACGGCGAGCACGTCAAACTCGCAGAAAGCCTCGACAAAGACGGACGGCTGCCGAGCACCTTTATGGTCGTTGCGCCCGGCTCATGGGATATGACGGTCTGGGACGACATTGTGCGGATGAAAACGCTCAACACCTCCCAGAGCCAGCGGCGGCAGAACCTCCACGTCTGCCCGCTTCAGATCGACATCGTGCAGCGCCTGATTGAGCGGTACAGCAATGAGGGCGAACTTGTTGCTGACCCCTTTGCAGGGCTTTTCACGGTGCCGTATGAAGCGGTGAAGATGAACCGCAAGGGCAAGGGCGTGGAGCTGAACCCGGATTATTTTCGTGACGGCGTGGGCTATCTGGAATCTGCGGATGCAGAAAAGGATGCACCCACTCTGTTTGACCTGTTGGAGAATGGAGCTTGAACATGAGCAAGGAAAATATGGGCCGGAATGCCGAGCATTATGCAGACCCGACACCGACCGCGGCCATGCGCAACATCTGCCGGGACGAGTACCAGAAGGAAGCCGCCCGGCTTGACAGAATCGGAGACATCGTTCCCCTGCTGCGCCAGATGGCCGGTATCGCAGGGTTTGAGATCATAGGCCGCATCCCGCTGAGGGACAAGGCCACCGGAAAGGAGTATCGGTGATATGGAACAGAAAGAGATTCAGGAGCAGCTTATTGCGACGGTTCGGGATATGCTTCTCACCTCCTGTGAGAAGATGGGGGCACAGAGCATCAAGCATTGCTGGACGCGCTATGACGGCACGGAGGTTAAGCTGAGCCTCACCATCCACCCGTCGGGCGAAAAAGAAGAAGATCCGGAGCGCGAGCTGCGCACCTACGCAAAGGCTGCGCTTGTCGTTTTCGGGGAAGACCCGCAAATCGACAAGGCCATTGAGGAGATGGCAGAGCTTACCAAATCCCTCCTCAAGTACAAGCAGGCCAAGCATGGTACCCCCGGTATCGACAAGATGGTGGAGGTGGCCGACAGCGTCCGAGAGGAGCGGGAAGACGTCAGGATTATGATGGCCCAGCTCGAAATCCTCTTTGGAGATGCCCCGGAGTGGAGGTCAAAGAAGATGGCCCACCTCAAAGAGCTGGTCACGGTCAAGAAGCCAGACCCGGAGGAAAGGGGCAAGAGCGATGGCTGAACACTACAAAATCGACTGCGCGAGCGCCGAAGACCGAAAGGCCCTTATCGTTGTACTTGCAATGAATGGCTATATCGTCTGCAACGGCAAGGAAAAGCGCAGCGGCAAATCTACTTTGACCTATTTTGTGGAGTATTGGAGGGGCGACGATGAATGATCAAGCGAAATCCAACCCTGAAACCGACACTATGAGTCCGGAGGACATGGCCCATTATTTGATGGATTTTTGCCATTGCCATTTGGCGGCTGGAAATGGCTGCCCGGGGTGCCAGTTTGATAAACCGACCAGTAACGATGGCGATGGAGAATGCCGTCTCGGTGTTCCTTCAGACTGGGACTTTTGAGGAGGAGAAGTGAAGCATGAAAACCGAAAAGAGAATGGTCTGCTTTATCGCAGCAGCTGTGCTGCTGATTCTGACGCTGTGGTTTACATCCTGCGGTGCGGCCACTGCCGAGGCAGAAGTTGAAAGAAAGCCATGCTACCACGTTACTGTCTATTCCCCGGAAATTGTAAAGACCGGATATGCTGGAACACGATCTCCGAAGTATACCATCACCGTGGAGGACTTCAGCGAGCTGCTGCCGAAATCATACGTTTGCAGAGATCAGTATCACCTGCTCCGCATCCCTCTGGAAGATGGACGTTTTGAGCTGGTGTCTACCTCGCTGGTTGAAATCGAGTATTACTGAAGGGAGAGACGTGAGCATGAAAGCTGTGCTTTTGAGCATGCGGCCTGTGGAGATCACTCGCCCGCCCCAAAGCTGGCGCTATGTGGAGGAATTGAGCAATGAATAACAGAAGAACGGCGGCCAGTATTCGCCGCAGCTATACCGGTGCCCGAAGCCGCGCAGAGGGCGCTGGCTTTGAAAGCATCATTGACAATGCCTGCGCCTATTACAGATCCATCGGCCTTGCAGACATCGAAAAGACCCCAGAACCGATGCGTCCGATTGGAAGCCCGGACCGTGCTGGCCGGTTCCTTGCTTGCTACACGAAACAGGCCCAGCCGGACTACAAAGGCGTTCTCAAAGGCGGAAGAGCCATCAATTTTGAAGCAAAGCACACTGACAGTGACCGGCTGACCTTTGATCGTGTGTTGACCGCGCAAGCGCTTCGTTTGAGCCGCACAGAAGCTCTCGGAGGTGTCGCCTTTGTACTATGCTCATTTAGCGGCAGGGCTTTCTACCGCGTCCCGTGGGCCGTATGGAAGGACATGAAACGGCTGTTTGGCCGTAAGTACATCACCCAATCAGACATTGAAATTTACCGCGTCCCGTTTGCAGCACCCGGAGTGCTGCTGTTTTTGGAAGGAGTAAAGGAGGAACAATGATCCGCACATGGACACCTGAAAGCGAGAACGAAAAGCCACCTAAGAATGAAAAGGCCCAGCTGGTGCGGGCATGGTTTGAACGACTGCCAAGAATGCGGGCACAGATTCAGCAGCAGGAAGAGCGCATTGTAGATCTACAGTGCATCGCTACCGCCACCACATCCAGCGTTTCAGCTGCACCTGGTCGTTCTGGAACCAGTGACAAGGTGGGGAACGGTGGCGCGGCCATTGTGGAAGCAGAGGAAAAGCTGGCTGCCCTCAAGTGCGAGTATGTGGAGATGCAGAAGGCGGCCATTGATACGGCATATCTGCTGAATGCTGACACGGCATCCATCCGCCGCAGCAAGTGCATCATCCTGTGTTATGTTGAGGGTAAGACCCGTGAGCAGGCCGCCGCTGAGGTGGGCTTTGCACAGGCACACACGGCATCCAGAGCCATCACAGTAGGGTTTGAAGCCCTTGCAGAGATCTGGGAAGCAACACCTTTTTGCGATTTTGACGAAAGTGCATAAAAAACGCGTGATTTTTTGTACAGCTTCGGGTATGTACGCGGTATGTACGCGGTATGTACAGAAACCGTGCGAAAGTGATTGAATAGTACCATCGGCAATGCCGGAAAGGCAAACCGATACACGCAGTCTCCGAAACGAACCTCCATGATAATTTTCCTCCTTTTGGCTTTGCAGGCATTTTTCTCTCTTCACGTTTCGCGGACTGCGCATCTATGCGATACACTGAAACAAAGGCAGCCTGCCGCTCATGAGAGACAGGAGGCGGTTCGATTCCGCCGTATCGCACCGTATGGCGCATGGACCAGACAACCCGAAAGGCCGCACGTGTAACCTCCCGTGCCAAGAAAAGGCCTTAGAATCCTTGCCAAGGTGTAGCTTTCCTGACAGGATGTGCGCCAACCAACAGCCCCGGCGGCGAACCGGAGCTGTTTTTATATGGCCGCCTGAGCGCAGTTTTGAGCGCGGCGCGTGTGTGTAGACACGGCTGGTTCGATTCCAAGGGCGGCTTTTTACTCTGGTAGCTCAATTGGCAGAGCGATGGTCTCCAAAACCGTAGGTTGCAGGTTCAAGGCCTGCCCAGAGCGCCATGCAATGTACAGTCGGGGGACGGCTGTGCAAAGCATAGCGGGGCATCTGGCCGCGAAAGTTCCAGATGCAGCAGCACCCGCCCGTTTTACGCCTGTCCGTCAAACTGAATGCATGGGTGCTGCTTATTTTTTGATATCTTTGCCGTTCGGTTTTCCGGGCGGCTTTTTATTTGGAGAAAAAAGATGATTCAGAAAGAACTGCTGAAAATGCCGGTCTCCGATCTGGTGCCGTATGAGAACAACCCGCGCGTGATCTCCCCTGCAGCTGTAGACGCTTGCGCTGAGAGCATCAAGCAGTGCAGCGCACTTGATCCCATCGAGGTTGACGAAAACAACGTCATTCTCAGCGGTCACACCCGCCGCCTTGCGTTGATGCAGCTCAATGTGGACATGGCCGACGTGGTGCGCTACACCGGCCTGACGGAAGAGCAGAAACAGAAATACCGCCTGCTGGCGAACAAGACCGGCGAAATGACCGGCTGGGATTTCTCCAAGCTGGAACGGGAGCTGCTTGAAGTCGATTTTGGCGACTTCGACTTTGATTTTGACATTCCGCAGGACGATGATGCCGGCGTATCCTACATTGACAGCCTTATGGAGGACGGTTTCACAAAGGCTTCGGAAAAGAAAGAATTTTCCGTGACCTTCACGTTCCCCGTTGAGTGCGAGGAAGAAATCAAGGGATACATCAGCGAGAACACGAAGGAGCCGCTTGAAAAAGCCATCTTGAACTGTATTCGCGGCGTTATGGAGGATGAAGATGCCTAACTGCGGGTCGCAATGCTGGTTGTGCGATATGCCTATCCGTTTCGACACCTACAAGGGATGCACGCACGGCTGCAAATACTGCTTTGTGCAGCGGAACGGAAAGTATGACATCAGCAAGGTGCAGAAAGGTGAAGGCATGAAAGCCCTCATGAGCTGGATTCAGGGAAAGCGAACGTCTGAGACCAACTGGTGTGACTGGAATATTCCGTTGCACTGGGGGGGCGTGAGCGACCCTTTCCAGCCTTGTGAGCACTATTACCGCATGAGCTACAACGCTCTGCGCGTCTTTGCTGAAACCAAATACCCCTTTGTTGTTTCGACAAAGGGAAGGATCATCGCAGAGCCTGAATATCTCGAACTGCTGAAGAAGTGCAACTGCGTTGTGCAGATCAGCATGGTGTGCAGCAGCTATGACAAGCTCGAAGAAGGCGCACCATCGTTTGAAGAACGTCTGGAAATTGCGAGAAAGGTTGCTCCGAGTGTGAAGCGCCTGATCGTCAGGATTCAGCCGTACATGCATGAGGTATACGGAGAAGTTTACGAAAACCTTGAAAAGTTCAAGGCAGCTGGTGCCTACGGCGTTATTGTCGAGGGCATGAAGTTTGCAAGCAAAAGACCGGGCCTTGTTAAGGTTGCGGGAGACTATACCTATCCGAAAGCCCTGATCGAGGGCGATATTCTTAAGCTGAAGCAGAGGGCGCATGAACTTGGCCTTGCTCTTTACAGCGGAGAAAACAGAACAAGAGAACTGGGAGACAGCCTTTGTTGCTGCGGTGTCTCTGACCTTCCCGGATTCAAGGTGAATGAGTATAACCTGAACCACCTGCTTCATGGTGGGAAGCCCGCAAAGACCCCTCAGATGCAGAAAACTGGTACAGCGATGTGCTTTCAGTCGCTGTACCAGAACACAGCCAATTCCAGAAGGCTCAGAGGGGAAAGCTTTGAAAGCGAAATGCTCAACGTCTACAAAACGAAGCGTGAATATGTGAATGAGACCTTTGGTCTGAAATGAGGTGATCTGCGATTGGCCGCAAAGGTAAGTATGAGCAGTGGTTAGAGCCGGAAGGGTTGACGCTGCTTCGTGGATGGGCTAGAGACGGCCTGACGCAGGAACAAATAGCTCAGAACATTGGAATACACCGCGATACCCTGAATGAATGGAAAAGCCGATTTCCCGACATTTCCGACGCTTTAAAAGTAGGGCGGGAAAACGCTGATTACATTGTGGAAAATGAGCTGTTCGAGAGCTGCAAGACACGCACCGTAACCGTAAAAAAGCCCATCAAACTGAAAAAGGTCATGGTGGATGGAAAAAAGCGGCTTGAAGAAGAACGCATTGAGTATGCAGAGGAACAGGTCGTTGTTCCCGCAAACGTCACGGCCCAGATTTTTTATTTGAAAAACCGGAAGCCAGACAAGTGGAAGGACAAACCGCAGGAGAACACGACCGAAGCCCAGAATAACGACATGCAGACGCTTGCAGATCTGCTGCAGCGGCCCGTGCCTGACCGTGACATCAAGGACTTTGAGACATGAACATACCTGCACCTTTTTCACAAAACCAGATGCGTTTCTTCTGGAACTGCTTCGACCACTGGTTCAATGTGGCTGAGGGCGGCAAACGCGGCGGCAAGAACGTGCTTATTACTATGGCCTACTGCACCATTCTGGAAAAGCATCCCAGCAGAATACACCTCATTGCGGGCGTATCCACTGCAACGGCCCGGCTGAACATTCTGGACTGTGACGGTTTTGGCCTGAAAAACTATTTTGAGGGCCGATGCCGTGAGGGCACCTACCAGAACCGCGACTGCCTGTACATTCAGACGGCCACCGGCGAAAAGGTGGTGCTGGTATCCGGCGGTGGCAAAGCCGGTGATGAAAAGCTCATCAAGGGCAACACCTACGGTACCGCATACATCACCGAGGTGAACGAGTGCAGCGAAGCATTCATTCAGGAAGTGTTCGACCGTACCCTGTCCAGCCCGGACAGAAAAGTGTTTCACGACCTGAACCCCAAGGCTGAGGGTCACTGGTACTACAAGACCATTCTGGACTTCCACGAAGCGAAGCAGCGTGAGAACCCCGACTATGGCCTGAACTACGGCCACTTCACCATCGCGGACAACATGAGCATTTCAGACGACCGTCTGCGGGCCGTGCTGGCCACCTATGACCGCAAGAGTATCTGGTATGCCCGCGACATTCTGGGCCAGCGCAGAGCCGCCGAGGGCCTGATCTACGATATGTTTGACTTCACGGCCAATGTCTATACGGTTCCGCCCACTGCAATGCAGGCCGTTTCCACCCGCACCATTGCGGTAGACTACGGAACCTTGAACCCAACCTGTTTTCTCTCGATCTTTGACGACGGTGAAACTGTCCGTGTTGACCGGGAATACCGATGGGATGGCCGCAAGGAACGCCGCCAGAAAACCGATGAAGAATATGCCGACGACTTCATGGCCTTTATGGGAGATAACCCCTGTGCGGCCTATGTGGACCCGTCGGCGGCATCTTTCATCACCGCACTGCGCCAGCGCGGCGTCTATGTCATGGAAGCCAACAACGATGTACTGAACGGCATCCGCCGGTGCAGCACCCTGATCTCCAAGCGCCGCCTTCTGGTAAACAAAGCCTGCACCGGTCTGTTGGACGAGTTTGGCCTTTACCGCTGGGACGATAAGGCTGCACTGCTGGGCGTGGAGAAACCCGTAAAGGAGAACGACCACGCAATGGATGCCCTGCGCTATTTTGTAAATTCCCTGCCTGATTGGAGGTTTGAGCATGTCCAGGCGTAACAAGAACCGCCCCGCCGGGGGCACACAACCGAATACCCTGACACTGGATGCTTTCTCCAACCCGCTGTTCCGGCTGGGCTATGGCAGCCAGAGCCCGCTGGAAGCCACCAGCTATCCGCTCACCCGAATGACCGGCAACTATGCGCTGCTCAACAGCCTCTACCGTGAAAACTGGGTCGTGCAGAATGTTGTTGGCCTGATGGTGGACGATATGCTGCGGGAATGGTACGAACTCAAGGACGCTGCGCCCGATCAGCTGAAAGCTCTGCATCGTGCTGAGCAGCGCGCCGGTCTGCGCAGATGTATTTCCACCGGCCTGAAATGGGGTCGCCTGTATGGCGGTGCCGCCGGGCTGATCCTGATTGCCGGGCAGACCGATCTTTCCCAGCCGCTGGACCCCGACAGCATCCAACCGGGCAGTTTCCGTGGGCTGTACATCCTCGACCGCTGGCAGGGCATCTCGCCGGAACCGGAACTGACCTTTGAGGGCGGCGAAGTGGTGCCTACGTTCTACTCCATCAACGATTCCGCCGGGCACATCGTCGCGCGGGTGCATCACTCCCGCGTCGTGCGGTTTGTGGGCCGGGAGCTGCCGGATCTGGAACGGCAGGCAGAGCTTTACTGGGGCGAATCCGAGGTGGAAGCCCTGTACAAGGATGTGGTGGCTCACGATAATGTTTCGGCCAACATGGCGGCGCTGACCTTTCAGGCCAACATCAACACCATGGAGGTCAAGGGTCTGGAACAGCTGCTTTCCCTTTCCAGCCCGGATGTGCAGCGGCGCTTCTGGAACACCATGCAGGCCCAGAGTGTGCTGCGCTCCAACTTTGGTGTACAGCTGGTGGAACAGGGCAACAAGATCAACAATACACAGTACACCTTCACCGGCCTGCAGGAAGTGTACGAGAGCATGTGCCTGAACCTGTGCGGCGCATCCCACTACCCTATGACGAAGCTGTTCGGACGCTCTCCTGCCGGCATGAACGCCACCGGCGAAAGCGATTTGAAGAACTACTACGACTATGTGGATACCCTGCGGGAAAGCAGACTGCGCCCGGTTCTGGAAAAGCTGCTGCCTGTTCTGGCCCGTTCCGCAGGCATCCAGCTGGAAGATGCAGACCTCAGCTTCCCGCCGCTGTGGACACCAACCGCAAAAGAGACCGCCGACATTGCCAAAATCAAGGCTGACAGCATCGTTAGTGCGTTTCAGTCCGGCTTGCTGGATGTGCCCGCTGCACAGCAGGAGCTGCGCCGCCTGAGCGATGAGACCGGCATGTTCGGCAGTATCACCGATGAAGCCATTGCCGCTAATGCGGGCAAGACTTATCAGGACGTGACCGCCCTGCGCGACCCGCTGGCGGGGCTGACAGAAAATCTGACCGGAATGGAGGTTCCTACTGCGGACACCTCGGTATTCGATTTCAACTCCCGCCACGACCCCTCCGACGGACGCTTTACAAGCGGCGGCGGGAGCGGTAAAATAGAGAAAACCAAGTACGCACCGTCTCCGCAGAGGAGCGAGAGCAAAATTCAGCTCAAGCCCAAGACCTATGCAAGGCTCACCGGTGTGTTGAACACGCAGTACCCGGGGCTGCTGGCTGGTGAAAAGGTCATTATTCGGGATGCCAATTATCAGTACCACGTTACTGCAGATGGCTTTGGTGGACTGAGCGTTGAACGGCGCATTCCAATCACGAACAGGAGGAAAAAATGAGCAAGCAGGAATCTGTATGGGTGCAGTATGTTCGTGAGCACTATGAACCTGCCTCTGATGTCGAGATGTCCTATGAGGACGAAAATAATTTGCTTTGGCTTTTGAATGCACCGGCAGGATATCAGGTTGAGGACGAGATGCTTGAGTATGCACAAAAGCACCCGGATGCAAGCATGAAAGAACTTATCGAATACTTCGATGAAGTTGCCCCGGACGGGCTTACTCCGGGCGACGATGGGCTAGACCTTGAGGAGAATTGACCTATGGCCAAGGATGATTACTTTGTTCTTGCATATCGCATTCTTTCATATCTCTACGCCTGCTTCAAAGCTGGCGAACGGCCTGATATGGACTGCATTTCAGCGGATGTTCTTCATATCCCCGTGGGGTACTGGTTCAACATCATGCGCAGCCTGACAGAAGAAGGCTATATTGTAGGGCTTGTTTTCCCTGCGTCGATCGGCTCCGCTGTCAGCGTCAAAGTCATTGACCTTCGCATTACGCAGAAAGGCATTGAGTTTTTGCAGGAAAACAGCATGATGAAAAAGGCCGCTGCTTTCCTCAAAACGATCAAGGAAACAGTGCCCTGCATTTAATTTAACAGTACAAGCGTCAGACGAAAGTCCGGCGCTTTTCTTTTGCCCATTTTCAGGAGGAAGCCTATGCCCACCCTTGCCCGTGCATCCCCTGACCGGGAACTGGAACGGCTCATCCGGCTGTACCTGCGTGCCGAAACAGATATCATCAACGAGATCGGCCGTCTGCGCAGTCAAGGCCTTGTGGATTATCACGCTGTGGCTGCTCTTGAACGGGTGCAGGCCATTCTCCGACAGCTTGAAACGCAGGACTGGGAGTATGTACCGCGCCTTGTGGAAGCGCAGTTCTATGTGCGCCGCCCGGATGCCAGAGCTGTGCCCGGCGAGACGGTAGAAAAGCATCGGGCCGGGTATCTCAATGCTAAGACCCTCACCAGCACCCAGACGGACATTGTGCAGCGGCTGACCATGAACCTCATGGGCCAGCTGACCGATGCCCACAGCACTGTGCTGGCAGGCCTGCAGAGTGCCCTGCTGGGCCGCACGGAACCGGACATTTACCGGCGCGTTGGGCTGGAACAGGTAGCCGAACAGCAGGCTGCAGGGCGTGGCATCAACCAGAGCGTGCCCGCCTTTGTGGACGCTCTGCGCCGGGAAGGCGTGACAGCCTTCACTGACAAAGCAGGCCGGAACTGGAGCCTGCACACCTATGCAACAATGGTCTCCCGCTCCACCTCGCGGCAGGCAGAGATCTTGTCTGTGATAACCGCTGACCCGGAACAGGATCTATACCAGATCAGCGCCCACGGCACCACCTGTGCCCTGTGCGCTCCCTACGAGGGCCGGGTGTACAGCCGCAGCGGAAAAGACCCGGACTTCCCGCCGCTTTCAGACGCCTTCGGCAAGATGGACCCCGCTGGGCCGGATGATCTTTCCAACAGCTGGCTGAACATCCACCCCAACTGCCTGCACAGTCTCCGCCCGTGGACACCGGCAGGACGAACGCCGGAAGAGCTTGAGCGTATCAGGCGCTTTTCCAGCCCCAAGACGAACCCCTACAGCCGCGACCCGCGCACCGAAGCACAGATCAAAGCCTACCGCGACAAAGAACAGGGCCGTGCCAAGTGGCTTGCTCAGTACCGGCAGTGGGAACGCTACCGCACCGCCCTGGGCGACGAGGTACCCAAGACCTTTGCCACCTTCCAGCGGCACAAGCTGGCCGGGGATGAAAAATATCAGGGCTGGGTGAGCGCTTACCGTGACCGCCAAACCTGAAACGAACACGATGCACTCTGCACCGTGTTTTTTTATACCCATTTTTCGGAGGTGATGCCCCTTGATTGCCTATTACGGCAGTAAAATCAGCGAACACATGACCAAGACCCCGGAGGGCTTCCTCATCTGCCATGACGTGCCCATTGCGCGCATCGGCCAGCAGGAATACTTTGCCGGGGAACTGGGCCTTGACGGCGATCCTGACCGCCTTGTGCAGGTGCAGCGCCGCCCTGAAGATGTGTTCGACCCGGCAGCAGTTGCCAGTTTCGAGGGTAAGGATGTAACCCAGAATCATCCTCCTGAACGCCTGATGCCGGAAAATCACGCCCTTTACGCCAAGGGCCACGCAGAGAATGTTCACCGGGAGGGCGATTATCTTGTCGCTGACCTTCACCTGAAGGATCCCGGCCTGATCTCTGATGTGGAAAACGGCGTGACGCGGGAGGTGTCCTGCGGCTACCGGTGCTGCTACACACCGGATGGCACGGGATACCGCCAGACTAATATCCGAGGAAACCATGTTGCGATCGTGCCCAGAGGGCGCGCAGGGCATCTGGTTGCCATTCAGGACAGTGCCGCCGCACCGGCGGAGAAAGGAACTGCAATGAACGAATCCGAAAAGAACCCCGCCGCTGTTGTGACTGCCGCGCCGGAAGCCGCACCCGCATCTGCGCCGGAAGCTGAACCCGCAAAAGACGCACAGCCCCCTGTGGCCGAAACTGCCCCCGCAGAGGACAGTGTCCCGCCTGCACCGGCAGAAAAGCCCGCAGGCAACAGTATTGATGCCAAGCTGGATGCTATCCTGAACGCCGTGACCACGCTGGTAAAGGCGCTGTCGCAGAAGGCACAGGAGCCTGTACAGCCGCCCGCCGACGCTGACCCCGGCAAGGATGACGGCGTGGACGGCCTGCTGGCAGGCATCACCAAGGCCGCACAGGACAGCGCAGCACAGGCTGCCCACCGTTCCGGCCGCACCAGCTACGAAGCAGTCTGTGAAGAATCGCAGGCCGCGTATGACGCATTCAACCCGCACAAGCATAAGGAGGCTTGATCGTATGGCACTTTCTCAGCTCAATCCGCAGATCATCGGCGCGGAGATGGAGCACGGCTTTGCCGGTTCCTACGCACGCCAGCCCGACATGATCGTTGTCACTCGCCCTGTGGGCGAAAAAGAGCCCCTGCCCTTCGGCATGGCTCTGATGTATGATGCAAATGGTGCCGTTGTCCTGATGCAGGGCTCCGGCGTTACCGCAGACAGGTTTGCGGGCGTTGCAGGCCGCGAGATGCGCTCTGCCCTGTCTTACACCGACCAGAACACCGGCGCATACACCACCGGCGATGCTGGCAGCGTGTTCCAGCGCGGCAGCATCAACGTGCTGTGCCAGAAGGGCACCCCGAAGCGCGGCGGCGCAGTGTACGTGCGCATCATCAAGAACACTTCGCTCCCCAATGCTGTCGTGGGCGGCTTTGAGGCCGAGGCAGACAGCACCAGCGCCAACACCGTAAAGCTGACCGGTTGCCAGTGGGGCGGCTCTGCAGACGCAAACGGCGTGGCCGAGCTGGTCATTCTCACCCGTCAGAACGTGTAACAGGAGGAACAGAATATGGCAGATTTCCAGAATGTCGGCAATTTCGATGCCGGTGTGTTTACCCCGAAGCTGGGCGGTGTTGCGCCGTCCGGCTCTTCTTTTACCATGGACGCAGCAGGCATTGCGTCTGGTGGCGCATTCCTGACCAGTGAGCTGGAAAAGCGTGACCCGCTGATCCGCAAGCCCCTCACCAGCGTCACCTATGCCCGCGATATCCCCATCCAGACCGGCGGCGGCTGGGTGGACTACGTCACCGCCATGAACGTGGCCTACGGCATCACCGGCGGCTCCGGCTCCGGTGCTGTGGGTGCAGGCGGTGCCAACGGCACGCCCATCATTCAGGCCAACGTTGCCAAGGGCGCATACAAGGCGCACCTGTTCAGCGCGGCTCTGCGCGTGAACTTCGTGGACATGCAGCGCTCCAACCTCATCGGCCGCAGCCTTGATCAGCTGCTGCAGGACGGCATCCGCCTGACCTACGACAAGCACATGGATGCCAACGTCTACACCGGCTTCGAGGACTACGGCACCACCGGCCTGATGAACAACCCCAATGTCACCGAGACCACTGCTGCCAGCAATGGTGCGGACTCCCCCTCTACCAAGTGGAAGGATAAGACCCCGCAGCAGATCCTGAAGGACGTGAACGACCTGCTGAGCGCTGTGTGGGCTTCCTGCGAGTATGACACCGATGCCATCCCCAACCACATCCTGCTGCCTTATGAGCAGTACAACTACATCCTGACCACCATGGTGTCCGATCTGGCATCCGAGACCATCTACGACTTCCTGATGAAGAACAACGCCGCTGTCAAGAATGGTGGTGAGTTGTTCATCGGCGGCTGCCGCTGGTGTAAGGGCGCAGGTACCGGCAAGACCGACCGCATGGTGGGTTACGTGAACAAGCCCCGTTACATCAAGATGGACGAACTGGTGCCTATGAGCCGCATCATGACTGCTCCTAACGTGACCAATGTCTGCTATGATACTGCATACATGGCAAACATTTCCGAGGTGCAGCTGTTCTACCCCACCTCCATTCTGTACGTGGACGGCATCTGAGAAAGGAGAAGCATCATGTTCATCCTCGCAAAGCGCAACATCATCATTCCCAGCCCTGCACCCGGTGTTGCACCGGTCGTGCTGAAAAAGGATGGTTTCTCCACCGTCCCCGACTGGGCCGCGGAGACGGCCTATTTTAAGGCACTGGCGGCCGATGGTAAGATCGTTGCCACCGATCACCGCGATAAGGACATTCAGGCTGCAGCTGAAAAGCCGGTAAAGACCCGCAGGGCCAAGGCTGAGGAGAAGCCCGCAGAGCCTGCTGCGGCAGAGTAAGGAGAACGGCATGATCTACGGTGCACAGTTTGGTGGAGTCCGCCAGCAGGCGGCGAACCTCGGCGGCAGCGTCGGAAATTACACCGCTGAGCAGTTCAAGGAAGAATATCCGCAGTTCTGCAATGCCGACGGCAAGTGTCACCTGCCGGATGCTCTGCTGAATGAGATCGTGCGCATGGCCAATGTCAGCGTACAGCCGGACAAATGGCTGTACAGCTGGCACTACGCCGTGGGGCTGTATGTGGCACATTACGTGACCCTGCAGCTGCGCACCTTTGCTGAAAGCAGCGCAACGCCTGCGCAGGCTGCAGCTTCCGGTGCACTGGTGGGCGTGGTGAAATCCGCCACACTGGGCGACAGTTCTGTGACCTACGACACCTCCGCCCTGACCGCAGGCACTGAGGACTGGGGCGACCTGAATGCTACCACTTACGGCCAGATGCTGGCCAACCGCGCCCGGTTCATCGGGCTTGCGGGCAGTTATGTGATCTGAGGTGATGAAGGATGGACTGGACGGACTGGTACACCGACACGGCAGATGTGTTCCGCAATGAGAAAGTGACCGAGAACAGCCTGACCCACATGGAACGCAGGAAGATGCTTTCCGGTGTTGCCTGCCGGGTCTATCAGACAAAGACCAGCGGGCTGCAGATGAACCAGACTGCTGCCAGCATCACCCAGACCGATAAGCTGGCCTGCGGCATCGAAGTGGATATCAAGCCCGGAGATGAGCTGGTGATCCACAGAGGTGCAAAGCTGGGTTATACTGCGCCGGACGAGCGCTATTTTGCAGACACACCGGAGCGCTATTATGAACCCTTCGGTGCGGTCATGCCGGGGCTGGCCCATCAGGAGATCACACTGTTGAAGCAGGAGCGTGTGAAATGACGCTGGATGAATACATTCAAAAACTGGAAGCAGCTCAAAAAGTTCTGCCGGATATGATTTCTGTTGCCGCGAAGAACGCCACCATCCGCGCAGTGGAAGCCGCACAGGAAAAGACCCCGCCCACAGCAGACAGCCTGAGCGGCATCAACACCCGCACCGGTGAACTGAAGCAGCATTGGGCCACGGACAGCAAGATCATCCCGGAGCAGCAGGCCGGGCAGTATGTCACCGAGCTGAATAATAACAAAGAATATGCTTCTTTTGTGAATGACGGCCACCGGATGGACAAACATTTTGTGCCCGGCCTGTATGTGAACCCTGCTTTCGGCCTGCTGGAATATGACCCCAGCCGTAAAGATGAGGTGGGCATCATGGTGGGCACCCAAACGCAGTACGTGGAAGGCTTGCACATGACCGATGCTGCCCAGCAGGCTTACGAAGAAACGCTGCAGGCGGAACTGGAAAGAACCGGAAGAGAGCTGGAAAGGATTCTGAGATGAACTTTACAGTTACCACCATTGCACGTTCGCTGGCGGCACATCTCGCGCCTGTCCTGCCCGGTGTGCAGATGCTTGAAGATCCCGCCCAGCAGGGTGTAGAACCGCCCTGCATGTTCCTGCAGCAGCGGTATTCCAACATCAAACCGCACCCGGGTGGGCGCTGGCTGCGCACCATCGGCGTAGACCTGACCTATCTGCTGGATTACAACCTGCCTGACCTGCAGCAGCAGTACAGTTCCGCCGCAGAAACCTTAGACCTCTGCATGGAGGTGTTTCCCTATACCGATGGTACAGACACCGCCCTGCTGCGGGCCTATGACCGCAAGACAGACATTGATTCCGACGGTTTGCATTACAAATTCGAGCTACGTATTTTTGTGGAAAAGCCCGAAGATGCTGTAAAGATGCAGACCCTGAGCATCGATCAGAAGGTGGATAAATGAAAGAAAAAGAAACCCAGTATCGCCGTGAAGTTCTGCTGAAGGACCCGCGTTTTGCGAGATATCAGCCGGACTTTCTGGCTGCGGTACTGAACAAACCGTATTACACCCTCGCAGAGGCGCAGGCCGCTGTGAAAGATTTTTGGAAGGAGTGACCCGCTATGGCAGCAGGTGGAACCTTTACCGTACAAAACAAAGTCCGGCCGGGCGTTTACTTTCGCTTCCGGTCGAAGAACAAACAGGATCTGACCGTCGGCGACCGCGGCATTGCTGCGCTCTGTGAACCTCTGCATTGGGGTCCGACGGCCAAAGTGATTGAGATCGATGCCGGTGCCGACATGACCGTGTACACCGGTTATGATATTACTGCGCCGGAAAACCGGTTTCTGACCGAGATCTTCAAGGGCACCAACCGCACGGCAGCGCCCCGCAAGGTACTGCTGTACCGTCCCACGGCCAGTGGTGCCGTAAAAGCCACCATGGAGATCGCGCCGCTGACCGCTACCGCAAAGTATGTGGGCGTACGCGGGAACGATATCTCCGTCGTTGTGACGGCGCTTTCCTCGCCGGAAGGCAGCTTTGAGGTCTCAACTGTAGTGGATGGTGAGATCAAAGACCAGCAGACCGCCAAGACGGTGGGAGAACTGGCTGCAAACAGCTGGGTGGACTGGAGCGGCACCGGCGCTCTGACTGCCAATGTCGGAACTGCCCTGACCGGCGGAGAGGACGGCGTGGTAGCAGCTTCGGCTTACAGCGCATTCCTGACCGCCATTGAGCCCTACAAGTTCGATGTGCTGATCTACGATGGCGCGGACAACACGGCGCGTACCGCGATGGAAAGCTTCATCAAGCGGGTCAATACCGAGACGGGCCGCTATTCTCAGCTGGTGGAATCCGGCAGCACCAATCCTGACACCCGCTATATCGTCAACGTGGATTCCGGCGCTGTTCTGGATGATGGCACAACCCTGACCCCGCAGCAGGTGTGCTGGTGGGCAGGCGGCGCACTGGCTGCAGCCACCTATGGCGAAGACCTGACCAACGCCGTCTATCCCAATGCTGTGGACATCTCTCCCCGGCTGACCCACAGCCAGTACGTGGATGCCATCAATTCCGGCAAGTTCGTCCTGAATGCCGATGATGGTACAGTCCGCGTGGAGTATGATATCAATTCTCTGGTCACCTACACTTCGGAGATCGGCGAGGTGTACCGCTACAACCGTACCATGCGGCTGTGCAACACCATCGCCAACGACCTGTATTCTCAGTTCTCCAAGAACTATGTGGGCATTGTGGACAACACCGATGCGGGCCGCATGGAGTACAAGAGCGCCGTCGTGAAGTACCTGACCCAGCTGCAGGCATCCGGTGGCATCCAGAACTTTGATGGCGAAACCGATGTCACCGTTGAGAAGGGCGATGCCAAGGACGCGGTGCTTATCACGCTGGCGATCGAAGCCGTGGGCAGCACCAACAAGATCTACATCACGCTGGATGTGGCGTAAGGAGGGATTTTAATGTATTTGCTTGCACAGGACACCCTGAACGGTGCCGAAGGCAAAATCACCGTCACTCGTGATGGCCGCATCACAGAGATCTGCGGCATAAAAAACATCAAGACTGTGGCTGGCATTCAGACCTCGGACATGAAGACCATCGGCACCCGCACGGTGCAGAAAAAGGCCAATGGTGTCACGCAGACCGGCACCGGCAATGTCTACTTTGGTTCCAACGGCAGCAACCTGTTCACCGATATGCTGCTGCAGTATATCAACACTGGTGTAATGGAAACCTTTGATATCACCATCACCAACAACGACCCCACGGCCAGCGTGGGCGATCAGGTCATGGGCTATTATGGCTGTATGCTGACCGGTGAGATCCCGCTGTCCATCCTGAACGACGACGAAGCAATGCTGAACTATGACTTCAATTTCAGCTACACCAAGGTAAACCGTCTGAAAGCATTTTCCGACCCGGTCAATCTGGGCAACTGATAGGAGGTATTCTTTATGAGCGCACTTTCCGCATTTCTGCATCCCGCTGTTCCTACGGAAGAAAAGGAGCTTGTCATTTCCAAGCGCTTTCTCGGCGCAGATGGCAAACCTGTTCCGTTTAAGATCCGCGCCCTGACCCAGGAAGAAAATTCTTCCCTGCTCAAGGCATCCACCCGCAAGAAAAAGGTAGGCCAGCAGTGGCAGGACGAGATGGATGCCAACGAATATTCCAGCCGCATGATCGTGGCAGCAACGGTATTCCCCGACTTTCACAGCGCTGAGCTGTGCGAAAACTATAACACCAAAGATCCTGTCCAGGTCCCCGGCAAGATGCTGCTGTCCGGTGAGTTCCTCAAACTCATCACCGCCATCAACGAACTGTCCGGCTTGGATGAAGGCCCGGACGAAGAAGCAAAAAACTGATCGCCGGGGACCTCTGGGATATTGATGTTCTGACAGCTTACTACTGTTTTGACAATCTCGGCTGGTCCCCCGGTCAATACGATTCCCTGCCGGAGCGTGAAAAGGCTCTGGTCCGGGCATTTGCTTTGCGTACAATGGAAAAGCGCTTAAAAGAATCCCGACAGATGAAGGAGGCTGGACACAGTGGCTGATATCCATTCAAGGTTCATTCTGGACGATCAGGCTTCCAATCCGCTGGCCGGGTATATCACAGTCGCGAAGAATGCGGCTTCTGCCACCACCGCTGCACAGCGCCAGCTGAAAAGCTATGAATCCGCACTGCGGAGCACAGAGCTTGCTTCTGCTAAGGCAACTGCGGCCTTTGAAGCCAGTGCTCAGCAGCTGGATGCCATGCGCGCTGCCGGTGAAGCGGGCACCGCTGCGTACAAACAGCTTGAGACCCAGAACGAACGCCTGCGTTTGAAGGTGGAAGCGCTGGGTACACAAACCGGCATCCTTACCGGAAAAGCCCGTGAAACGCAGGCTGCGGTGGAAAAAGAAGCCGCCGCTATCCGAGAACAGGCCGATGCCGCTGAAAAAGCATCCAAAAGCACCAAAGAACTTTCGGACAATCAGAAAGCGGCCACGTCTTCCGCTGATGCTCTGACAAGCGCTGTGAAACGGCTTGCTGCTTCTTACCTCAGTATTCAGGGGCTGAAAAGAGCCGTAGACCTTTCAGACAGCTTGGTTTCTACCCGCGCCCGGCTTGACCGTATGAACGATGGCCTGCAGACCACGCAGCAGTTGGAAACGATGATCTACCAGTCCGCGCAGCGTTCCCGCGGCAATTTTATGGACACCATGGGGCTGGTTTCACAGTTGGGCACTATGGCGGGCAGCGCATTTGGCAACACAAAGGAGATCGTTCAGTTTGCAGAACAGTTGAACAAACAGCTTGCGCTCTCCGGCGCATCCGGGCAAGCTGCGCAGGCTGCAATCCTTCAACTGGAACAGGGCCTTGCATCCGGCGTGCTGCGCGGCGATGAGCTGAACAGCGTCATGGAGCAGGCACCGGCCATTGCAAGAGCCATTGCGGACTATCTGCAGGTGGATATGGGCAAGCTGCGGGAGATGGGTCAACAGGGCCAGCTCACCGCCGCCGTTGTGAAGAATGCCATGTTTGCCGCCGCCGCAGAGACCAACGCCGAATTTTCCAAAACTCCCATGACTTGGGCGCAGGTGTGGACGGTGGCTTCCAACGCTGCCATCCGCGCCCTTGACCCGCTGCTTGCGGCCATCAACTGGGTAGCGAACAACATCCAGACGGTCGTCCCCATTGTAATTTCTCTGGGAACCGCCTTTGGTGTGCTGCTGATCGCCGCCAACTGGACGAACATTCTGGCATTTGCTTCTGAGAAAGCCGCTGCCGCACAGGCATTTCTCAATGCCGTCATGGCCGCAAACCCGGCCGCACTGGCCGCTGCCGCCGTTCTGGTGCTGGTAGCTGCCCTGTATGCAGGTGTTGCTGTGATGAACCACTTTGCAGGCACAAGCGTTTCCGCTACAGGTATCATTACGGGCGCATTTGCTGTGATGGGTGCATTCGTGTTCAACAGTGTTCTGGTTCCCCTGCAGAATGGATTTGCCATGTTTGCAAACTTTGTGGGCAATGTGTTCACGAACCCGGTCGCAGCTGTGAAAGTTCTGTTCTATGATATGGCAATCACCGTTTTGCAGTATATGCAGAATATTGCGTCCGCTGTTGAGGGGCTTATCAACATGATCCCCGGCGTGACGGTCGATCTGACCAGCGGCCTGGGCGGCTGGATCACCGATCTTGCCAAAAAACGGAGCGATGAGATCCAGAACAGCGGCTATACCGAGTATGTGAAGCCGTGGGAGAACATGGATCTCGGCAGCGCCTACACCAGAGGATATGATTGGGGTTCCAACCTCAGCCTTGGCAACCTGTTCGGGCCGGGCGGTCTTGGCGATCTGGGCGTTCCGCAGGCAGCAGATGTCAATTCCCTGCTGAATAATGTTGGCGCAATTAAGAACAACACCGGTAAGATCGCAAAAACGGTTGATCTTTCAGATGAGCAGCTCAAGATGATGGTTGATATTGCGGAACGTAAATTCGTGAACAACATCAACCTCACCTCGCAGGCCCCGGTCATTACTGTTCAAGGCCAGAACACCGGAAACACTGAAGCCGACCGCCAGAGCCTTGCCGATCTTCTGGGCGACCTCATTATGGAGCGCGTGCAGAGTGGCAGTGTCGTTTCGGTCAATTAAGGAGAATGTATGCCGAGCCTTTACCGCATTTATTTTTCACGGGACAGCACCGTGCTGTCCCTGCCCATCAACCCGGAAAAGCTTCCGGAGACCAAAGAATCCGACAATGGCGAGTATAATGTGCTTGGCCTTGGCCCTGTCATGCAGCCGCGCACGCCAAAGCTGCGTAAGGTAACGATCTCCGGTCTGTTTCCCGGACGCAGGCTCCCATGGATGAGCGCGGCCGTGTTTTTACCGCCATCGGTGTACATTACGTTTTTCAAGAGCGCAATGGATCAGAAAAGGCCCATCGTCTATACGCCGGTGCGCTATTATGAGAACGGCACCCCGTTTCTGGGTGGCGGCATGGGTTTTGAGTGCCTTGTTACCAGTTTCAAGACCGAGGAGCGCGGCGGCGAGACCGGCGACTTTTACTTTGACCTGACCATTACTGAATACAAGGACTTTTCACCGCAGAAGGCTGTTCTGCAGGGCAGCAGCGGAAACTTCTCGCCTGCAGCCACTACGGCATCCTCTGCGCTGAACACTGTCACGCGGGCGCTTTCTGCCGCTGCTGTCGCAACGTCTACTGTCAGTGCTGTAAAAGTGATCCTTACTCCAGCACGCAGCATCCAAAGCAGCAAACTCTATGTGGGTGCCCAGCGTAAGGCAAACGGGAAATATTACAGCACCAGCACTGCACCAACACCTGCCGGCACGCTCAGCGGCCAGCAGGTGCAGGTACGGCGCATCGTATCCCGCACAAACCCGCATCCGTATTGCGTGCAGGATCTTTCCGGGGTGGTATTCGGCTGGATGTCCGCTTCTGACCTCACGGAGGTGAACCGGTGAGCTATGAACTGATCGTGGGCCGCAAAACGCCCGGAGACCTGCTAAACCTCACTAACAGCGTAACAACCGCAAGCTGGATCACCCAGCGCACCGGGAATCCCGGCAAGCTTACCTTCACCTATCTTCGCACGCCGCAATCCAAAATCGAAGAGGGCGACGTTGTACGGTTTTCCGCAGATGGAGAACTGCAGTTTTATGGATGGGTATTCAGCCGCGGGCAGGACCGTTGGGGGCCTGTGGATGTGGTCTGCTATGACCGGCTGCGCTACCTGAAAGCAAATAACAGCTACACATTTTATGCCCAGAGCGCCGCCGACATTATCAAGCAGATCTGTGAAGACCTGCAGGTAGATGTGGGCACGCTGGCCGATACCGGCTACAAACTCCCCTCCCTCGTGATGCAGGATAAAAGCTGCATCGACATCATCAATACTGCCATCCAGAAGACCTTGCTGAATACCGGCACGGTCTTTGTTTTTTACGATTCTGGAGATGGTGTTGCTCTGCGCTCTGCAGCTGATATGAAGAGCGACTACATCATCGGCGAAAAGAGCCTGATGACCAACTACAGCTACAACACGTCCATTGACTCCCAGACCTACAACAGCATCAAGCTGGTGCGTCCGAACAAGGAGACCGGCAAGTCCGATGTTTTTATCCGAAAGGATTCGGACACCATTGCCCGCTGGGGCTTGCTGCAGCTCTATCAAAAGGTGGACGAAGCGGCCACAGACGCACAGGTCAAGGAGCAAGCAAAGGTCAGTCTGGAGTATTACAATCGCGTTCTGCAGCAACTCAAATTCACCTCGCTGGGTGTCAATAGCCTGCGGGCGGGACAGCTTCTTCTGGTCAATATCAATGATCTTGACGGCGACCCGTTCCGCAAGTATGTCATGCTGGAAAAGGTCTCTCATACGTGGGAAAACGATCTGCACACCATGGAACTGGAAGCAAAAGCTCTGTAAGGGAGGGAAATCTTTTGGACATCGTGGAAGCACTTTTGCAGCTGAACCGGGTTGCCGGAGACGTTGACCAGCCCACCGATCTGCAGATCGGCACCGTGGTAAAGGCCCCGCCCGATGATGATGTGCTGGAAATCTCCATCAACACGGAAATGGCTACACTGCGGCAGGATATTCTCTACCTTGCAGAGCCGGTCATTGAAAAGAAGATCCCGCTGCTGAAACACCGGCACGCCATGCCCCATATACACGCTGGTGTTCACGGCAGCACAGGCGGCCCATCGGAGCCTTACACTGGTTATTCCCTGCTCTCAGAGGGCGCAGATGGTTCTGTGCAGAGCGAGGACATCAAAGGCTGGGAGAATGGAAAAGTCCTTCCGTTGAGCAAGGATAAGAAATATATCATCCTCAACCCGGCCCTGAAAGCCGGTGACAAGGTGCTTCTTCTGCGTGTGCAGCGTGGCCAGAAGTTCGTCGTGTTATCTCGTGTATATGAAGGTGGTGATTAAATGGCCGTATTGCCGGAAAACAGCATCGATTTATCGGGCGGCGTTGAGTTTGTCGCTCAGCCTTCCCTGACATGGAAGATCGACCGTGCAGCTGGACGTATCGCCGGAACATGCGACGGCTATGATGCCGTAAAGCAGGCAGTGGAGATCATCCTGAACGTAGAGCGCTATCGCTGGCAGATCTACCAGCCTGCAAGCGGTATGCAATGGGATGAGCTGGTCGGACAGGATGCCGGTTATGTTGCCGCAGAACTGCAGCGCCGTCTGCAGGATGCTCTGCTGACAGACGACCGCATCACGGGGTTAAAAAACTACGAATACAGCATCGACGGGCAGAATTTGACGGTGAGTTTTACCGTCGAAACAGTCTACGGCGATGTTAAGACCGGAACGGAGGTGAAATTCTGATGCAGAACTTTTCAGATGCAACCTACAAAAACATCCTCGACTACATGCTTTCACTGGTGCCGGATACCTATGATAAGCGCGATACCAGCCCTATCCAGACCGCGGTAGGCCCGGCAGCCTACGTGCTTGAGGGCTTTTATCTGAGCCTCGACCTTGTGCAGAAACAGGCGTTCGTCCAGACAGCCTCCGGCGATTCGCTGGATCTTCTGGCAGTGCTGGCCGGTATCACCCGCAAGCAGGCTTCCGCCGCTGTAAAGGTCGGCATCTTTGACTGTGAGGTTCCGATCGGTGCGCGATTTTCAACGATCAATGGCACTGAGAGTATCAATTTTGTGGTCATCTCCACCATTACGGAGGGAAGCGCCTACCGTCTGCAGGCTGAGACTGCCGGTGATATCGGCAACCGATACTCCGGCCCCATTCTGCCGATTGATTCCATTGAAGGATTGAACAGCGCTCAGTTGACGGATCTTCTGATTCCCGGCGAAAACACCGAAGAGGATGAGCCTTTCCGCGCGAGAATCATTGAACGTCTGAACAGCCGCAGCTTTGGTGGAAACGTGGCACAGTACGTTGAGGAGATCGAAGCGATAGACGGCGTGGGCGCTGTGCAGGTCTACCCCGTGTGGGATGGTGGCGGCACGGTGTGCTGCTCCATCTTGGGAGCCGACTTTCTTCCTGCGTCCAGTGATCTTGTGCAGATGGTACAGAATGCCATCGATCCCCCGCCCGGTCAGGGGCTTGGCCTTGGGCTTGCGCCCATCGGTGCGCAGGTGACCGTCACAGCGCCGAAGACAGTGCCTGTAGACATTTCTGCCACGCTGACCCTTTCATCCGGACACGAACTTGAAACCGTACAGCAGCCTGCGCAGGACGCTGTCAGTGACTACCTGCTGCAGATTCGTAAAAACTGGGATGTCAATATCAGCAGTACGGCCATTGCCTACTCGGCAGAGGTGTATCTTGCTCGTGTCCTTGCCGCGCTCATCTCTCTTGATGGGGTCGTCAATGTTTCGGCTCTGACGCTCAATGGGATTGCTGCGGACATGGCGCTGCAGCAGACCGGTGCTTTGCAGCAGGTTCCGGTGCTGGGGAAGGTGGAACTACATGGAACTTGACCTGAACCATGACCTGCATTCCCTTTTGCCGCCTTTTTACCGGGAAATTGCGGAATACCAGCAGGTCTGTGACGCTGAAAAAGCACAATTTTCCCGGACAGCTGATAGTGTACGGGTCATCGGGAAGAACTTTTTTGTCCAGACCATGGATGTGGATTCTGTGCAGAAATGGGAACAAGTCCTGCATATCCGGGCAAAGCCTTTGACCGAAACGCTGAGTTTTCGACGGCAGCGCATTCTGTCGCGTTTGTGCACCCGCCCACCCTTTACACTTGCATTTCTGTACCAACAGCTCGACACGTTACTGGGCGTTGGCCGGTGGACATGCCGCGTGGATTATCCGGCTTACCTGCTGACCATCGGCACTCACGTTGAAGATAAGCTTCACCGCGAAGAACTGATCCACATGGTAAACCAGATCAAGCCTGCGCATATCGTGTTCGGAATGTATCTGTTCTGTGACCCCGTAGAAGCATATGCCTACACTGCCGCCGCACCCTGCGGCACAAGCATCCTTGCATCGGTGCGGATGCCTGAAATCAAAAAGGAGGACACGCAATGAGTTGGGAAACGCTGGCTTATACCGATGCCGGCATTGAGCTGCTGATGGATGCCGTATCGGGCAAGCAGCTCACGATTACGCAGGCTGTCGGAGGAAGCGGTCTTGCAAATGCCGCTGTGCTCCACGCGCAGACCGACATCACCGGCGAGCGGCATGCGCTTGAGCTGATGGGCATCGAGCCTGTTGAAGAAAACGGCAGCGCTGCCCGCCGCGTGAAGATTCGCATTACCGGCGCGGAGGATACCTACACCCTGCATCAGATTGCCCTCTTCGGGCGGCAGAGCGGGGCGGCAGAAGATACGCTCCTGCTCCTCGTGCAGGATGACCGCGGTGTCGAGATCCCGGCGGCTTCCACCGATCAGGAGTTTGAGTTCGTTTTCACTGTGGTGATCGTGATCTCCCGGGATGCGGAGATCGTGATCAATCTGAGCGCTGAGATGCAGAGCTTGCAGCTGTTTGTCGAAGAGCGGATTCAGGAGCACGACCTGTCCCCGGAGTCTCACAAAGACTTGCGCATCGCCGCTGCAAAGATGCAGGCGGATATCGATATCCTTCAATTGAAGATCGCGACCGACGTAACGGCAAATCCGTTCTCCGTCACCTTTGAGTCGCTTGACGGCTTGACCGTGACAGGTGTGTGGAACGCCGATCTGGCAAGGATTGAATTTTGAGTAAGGAGGTGAATTTTTATGGCAAATGTAAGATTAGGCGCAAAGGCCGTTGGCAGCACCGTTAAAATCAAAGTGAACGGTACGGTCAAGGACTTTATCATTATCCATCAGGGCAAGCCGTCCAGCGTCTATGACGATAGCTGCAATGGTACTTGGCTGCTGATGAAAGACATCTACGAAAAACGCCAGTGGAATAGCTCGAACACTAACGACTACGCCAACAGCACCATCCACTCCTACCTGAACAGCACATTCCTAAACCTTCTCGAGCCGAACATCAAGAGAGCCATCAAGCAGGTAAAACTCCCGTACCGCAAAGGCAGCGGCTCGTCCGAGACCGTTACCAGCGGCTCGAACGGCCTGTCTGCGAAGATTTTCCTGCTCAGTGCGGCCGAAACGAGTTTCAGCCACGCCTATATGCCGAGCGGTGAAGGCACGGAGCTAGCCTATTTCAAGGGTTGTGCGGACGATAGCTCGGATTCTAAGCGTGTCGCATATTTCGGCCGCTTTGCCGACTTCTGGTGGCTCCGCTCTCCGAGCTGCAGCGGCTACTCCAACTACGCCCTGTACGTCGGCTCCGATGGCGGCTTGGACGACTACCTCTCCCCCAGCTCATACGGCATCCGCCCCGCTTTTGTACTGCCCTCTACTCTCTTGGTGTCTGACGATGGCACGGTCTCGACTAATACCGCACCCTCGACTCCGTGGAGCATTTCCGTTCCTTCGTCCATCATGGGCGGCACGAACATCTCGATCTCGTGGGCAAAAAGCTCTGATGCTGAGAGCAATCTCGCCGGCTACAAGGTAGAGCGT